ACCGGAAGAGTCCTTCAAAGACTGGTTGCTGCTTGGCCAGACTCACGCTCCAGAGAAGATCTCCTTTACGACTCCCTGATTCGTGGATCTTCAGCAGCTATACGCAAATCGCTCCAAAGGCTGGAAAAACGAGGACTCATCGTCTCAACCGTTCCAGAAGAATCTCAAAGTAAGAGCTATAAAGCTGTTCTCGCGCGTGGAGAGGGTTCAAAAGTGTCCCATAACCCTATAGATCCCAGTGCTGGAACGGAATCTACCCTGGGACACAAGCCTGGGACAATGCTTACTTGTCCCACCCTTTTAGAGGGTTCAGTTGAGATTGTTGCTGGAGCGGATGACTTGGGACAACCGTAGTTGTCCACCCCCTGTGTCCCACCCCTCTTTCACTGCTATCACTGCGTTTTGGGGCGGTTGGGACACATACGGCATCTATACGCGCGTGAGACATGAATTGGACTGAGATCCTTAAAGCTGGTGGAATCGACGAACCACCCGGCTACCTTGAGACCCTGGAGGTCATTGCTCAGAAACCGTATGTCAAACCGTCTCGTAAATCACATAAGTCGTCTAAGCGCAGAGTAAAATCTTCCAATGAAAGAAATCAAAGTCCGCCTCCCAGACTCTCTAATAGCAAGCCTTGAAAGAGAGGCTAAGGCTAGAAAATTAAACCGTGCAGATGTAATGCGCGAAAGGCTTGCCGACCTACCACCTTGTGACTCAATCACACCTGATGTTTTTTATCAAACTGTTAATAAAGTTCGTAACAAGATTGGCAACGTTCTTACTAGGAGTCAAGCTGAAAACGTTGTTGCAGCCTGCCTCGTCGAGTTCAAATCACTGGAACCCAGTCAATAAACTTGTGAACGTTTACTACTGCCAAAGCGATGACGCCTCACTGCCTCTGGCCATAACTAGATATACGAGTTATGACCAAGAAGAGAAAGTCCTATGCGTTGAGCAAGTTGTATACGAAGAAGATGCAATTTACTTCCAAGAACAAATAACAGCAGCTTTAGAATGTGGAGTTGATGTCTCAATACTTTCTGCTCATCCAACTTCTAAGTTTCCAGTCCTAACAGCATTAATAGAAAGTCAATGAAGTTCAAAATCTTTCAAAAATTGGGCCGTTGGGTTGTCGTTGATTCAAGGTCTGAACTAACTTGTCATACAACGCTTATTGGAGCGATGGACTATGCCTGTTCCCAAGACAGGAAGGCAGATCAATTTGGAACGCCTACATCAGGCGATTCGCACAGCGACAACAGCTGATCTACAGCGTGCCGCAATGTTCCTAGAAGGCGCTAGACAAGTCAGAAGCGGCTCTAAAGTTCAACGCTCCAACAGCAGAAAAGCTCAGGCAACTGCTTGGAAAAAGAATGTTGACGACTCATTAACATGGTAACGTTGCTGTACTAACTGATTGAAAATGACCTCGAAGCACGGTAATCGCGTTTACGTACAACTTCTCTTAGAGCGAGGCCGTGGTGCATTACTCCTAGAGGAGTGCAAGCAGCAAGGCATAAAGCCTTCGGAATTTATAAGAATCCTTGTTTACAAATGGCTAAAGGCAGAGTTTCCTGAAGAAGAAGCGATAGCTCATGAACTAGACAAACTCGACTGGCAAGCAGCTGTTCAATCCCGGCTAGATGGTCGAGCACGTAATAGAGCTAACGCCTTAAAAACTTCTGATCAGTCTGAGCAAGCTTCCTGAGCATCCATCTCAGCAATCCGATTGACTGCCTGACATAGCAACTTGCGTTGATGCCAGTTCTGACGTACCAAAGCAGCGCATAAACCTTGAATCTCTTCGATGTCTTCTGTGTTGTAAATCGATCGAACCGAACGTTCCATCATTAGCTCTTCATGGAGCGTCTGTTCTGCGATCATCCATTTCATATCGTCCATGAACCTGCTCCAAAATCTTGCGCTCCTCAGAGTAAGGAGGACGCCTAGACCGAATGTAATCATGAAAAGCAGGCACTAGCCAGTCTTGTGGTGGCCAGCAGTTATCCCAATTCACCGGCTTGGCACAATTGACAACAACCGTTGACCAGAAAGCAATTAGATAGCTCCACAGCCAATACAGACCCATTAGGCAACAACAGACGGCATAACGCGCAAATGGTTGTTGTAATTACCTGTCACCGCGTAGCTGATCGCTGGAACGTTGCTCATTCGATGAAAAACCATTTGACCGATCTTTAAGCCGGGATACAGATGCAAGCCGTGATAACGCCTTTCGTTCTTTAGCTCAAGAGTCAACTTGCTTCCGTGCCAACCTGGATCGCACCAACCGGCAAGCAAATGATTTAAGCCCTCTCTGGCGCGGCTTGACTTCAAAACAAACTGTGCAGAAATGTCGTTAGGCAAATTGAACGTCTCAACCGTCTCCGCTAGTACAAACTCACTAGGCGTTAGGTAATAAGGATCATTTTTTGTTCTGTCTGATATATCAATCTCTATCAACTCTCGCTTATCACTGACCTCGATCATCAAGCGATCACCAAGACGCAGATCTAAACTTGCTGGATTTAATAGTTCTGGAACGAAAGGCCAAACCAGTTGATGGCTATCGCACAAGGTCCGAATTTCGTGATCGCACAGAACCGCCATAAAAGCCAACTAAAAAGCTAGTTTACTCATCGTCAACCAAAATCACCCAGCCCGTTCCAGAGCCCTCAACTTCCCATCTTTGCTGGAACGCTTGACGTGACACTTTGGCATTTTTACCGCCATATCTCCCTGAGTGGCCTCCTCGTTCAAGATCTGGCAGCCCCCTTGGATCGTGCATGATCCAATCATTTTTGTCAAAACCGACTATTACGCTCCAATGGCCACAGCCATAGCTATCGCACATTGGTGGCTCTCCTCTGCTCATATCACCCCTGTGCAACCAACCAACCATGACTGGACGACCTGCTGCTAACTCAGCCTCAACCAAGCTTCCGTCACCGTCTTGCCGAAATTCAGCATGTAACCCAAATCCTCTTAAAGCTTGAACTTGAGCATCAATACTTGTTGTATCGCCAAATCGCTCCCTGATTTGGTTGTATTGATCATCTGTTTTCACCTTTCCGTAAAAAGCCGCAACCATCGCAGCGGAAGAACTGAAACATTCCCTATAGCCCCGACCGCTTTTGTTGTCGAGCTGGTGAAAATAAGGCACATAAGCTTGCTGCGCTATCCCACTTTGTTTCCATGCCTCAAACCATGCTGCATCTTCTCTCAGCAGCTCTTCAGGTAACGCATCCTCAAATTCTTTTATGGCGGCTAGCTGATGGGGATCCCCTGGCCTGAAATGAGCAAAGAACGGCAGCAGCGTGAGCACCATAAAAACCCGGTTCATTTCTCTAATGCTGGTTTAGGGCATTGGAGTAAACCAGCATGGTAACCAGACAAAAACAGAAAGCCACCTCCTCCGATAACAACAGCAACAAGAGTCCCCAAAATAAAAAACCCGCTGACTAAAACCCACGCGGGATCAGTTTTCATTGCGAGTTGCAGGGAACAACGCTGTCTTGACGTAGGCAACTACATGGTCGTCAACCGTGTTGTCAGTTGTCTCGGCATAAGCTGTCAGAAGCTCAATAATTAAATTCTTTACTGAATTGCTTTTCAGAAAAGAAAGCAGAATCGGACGGACGAGAAACACCATGATCCTTTTGCTGTTAGCTCTCAGTCTAGTTACGTTCGCTGTGACCTTCCAGCCGAGCGACTGACCGTTCCAGCTCACTGATCCTGGCGAAAATCTCTTGGTCTCGAAGCCTAAGGTCAGTGTGCAAAACGTCCATTCTGGTCGCTAAATTATCTACAGAACTCGTCAGCCTCACTAACGAATCACGACCGGTCTGGCTTTGACGGCTTGCGCCAACCGCTTGCAAACCGGCAACCCCGATCGACGCTCCAGCAACAGCAGCAAGCAGCTCGACCACTACCAACGAACACGGTCTTCTCATCATGGCAGAAACTCAAGAGAATCAAGAAGAAAAGGATGGGGTCTCGGTTGCTGATCTCGTCAAGTGCGCTGTCTTGTTTTGGAGCGCAACGTTGCTGACCGTTTCGTATCTAGGGATCTTCCCTCAGATGAAAATGGACAATACTTTTGTGGCCAGTTTGCTAACTGGAGCAATGGCCTCTTTCGGTATTGAACGCAAAGCCGCTAATCAACAAAAGAAATCACCACCTAAAATTGAGCCATCCGGCTCTTTACCAAAATGAAACGGTTTGCTTTTTTAACGATCGCTTTGCTTTCCGCTTCAGCTGCTAACGCTGATATGACTCACAGGATTCAAAGCTCTGTTCAGCTACAAGTTGACGGAGCAGGCTCTATCGCTGAACGTATTGGCAGCAGCTACGCCGTTTCTGGCTCAAACATTACGCTCGACACAGTTGGTGGCCTTGATTCCTTAACGCCTGGTTCCGGCGTTGGATATAACGCAGCTGATTACAGCGTCACAACAACCGGAAACGCTTTCAGTTTTAGTGAATCGTTTCTAGAAGGCGACGCCACACTCTCTGGAGGCTCTGTATCAGCTGGAGTAGTCCAAACACTTCCAACACTTGGTCGAACGACGACAACCTCTGGCGGTGTCGCTGGCTCACTGGCCGGAACCGTGGCCTCTGATAACGGTTTAACCGTGACGGCTGGCGGGGCTGGAACATCTGCAATCGGTCAAATTGTTACTGAGTTGAGCATTGACTAATGAGGTTTTTACTCGTGCTCTTTTTTAGCCTAGCCATGGATGGCTTAATTTTTGCTGAGAAAGCTGAGGGCGTACCTGTCGTTCCAAACTTTTCGACAGGTAGCATGACTTCACACACTGAAACAACCAGTAACGTTACGGAAACAATTGTCAGCGAGTCCTACGGCACTGGCTGGCAATACTCCGTTAGTGGCAGCAACATTAGCCCTGTCAACGACGCCAGTCTCACCCCAGGAACTACAAGTCTCAACCAATGGTCAGCTCTCGACGTGGACAACAAGCCAGACTGGCAAATCGTCAACCCTGGTCAGTCGTTTCAATTTGTCGAAACTTACGCAGGACCAGGATTGTCGAACGTAACGACAATTCAGCGCGTCACCGAAATCAATCAAATCACCGACACTATTTCTACCTTCTCGCAATAGCCTTAGCCGCTCCAGCTAACGCGCAAAATGTTGGCGGCGTTTCTGCAACGGCTTCTCCTACTGCAACTTCATCTGGGTCGGTAACAAATCAAGCGGTGATGATTGCACCGTCCCAACACCTAACAAACTCTTACGGCAATGGCATTCAATGCCAAGGACCGACCTTGACGGTGACTCCGTATGTCAATCGATCCAAATCTTGGCAGCTTCCGTATGAGGCTTACTATGACGATCCTGTATACGATATTTCTGATCTTAATGATGATGGGGTACTCGACAATCCGGGATCCGTCTTATACACAATGCCAACAAGAACGGGCCAAAAAGATTCGCTCAACTGGAGTGGCGGACTTTCGGTGCAGCTAACTGTTCCCCTAGATGGTGGTCTTCAATCTCGCTGCAAACAAATGGTAGATACAAACATTAAATTAAATCAGCAAAGCATCGAAACTCGAAGATTGGAATACGAGATTGCAAGGCTTAAAAATTGTGGAGAATTGAAAATCAAAGGAATTAGCTTTCACCCTAAATCGCCTTACTACAGAGTTTGCGCGGACGTTGTAATCACGCCTAAACCCGGCCAGGTTTTACCTCATAAGCACGCTATCCCCGTAACGTCCTCTGTAGAGCGCGTCTCTCGCTAACAGACAAAATTCCGCTTTCACGACCCAGTACTTTTTCGATCCTTTTTGCAAATTTTTTGATCGCAGGCTTTACAGCCTTCAGCACTACTGGAGTGGCTAAACCAGCGGAAACACCAACAATCGCGGTGATCCCTACCGTCGTCACCTGAGGCAAACTCGGCACAGCTGCTATAACTTGTTCAGGCAATGGAATTGATTCATATAGGACGACGCACTTACCGTCCTGGATCTCATAGCCCGAAATTACTTGCTCACCACCTTGAATAACCGTACCAACCTCTTTGGCTCTAAGAGGAGGACACCTCGGATCCTCGTCAATTGCCGTCTTCTCTTTGGGAAGGCTCAACGCAGCTGCCGCTGGCAACTCTGGTGCTTGAGGCGGAGACGGCTGAGGAGTCGGGCTGACTGGATCAATCACTAGCTCTGTTGGTCTGTAATCCAGCGGATTGAAGCTAGGCAGATCAATAATTGGAACGCCAATATTGACGGTTACCGGCGGAGCATTTGGAATCGACAGTGGAGCAGGGATGTTTGACCACCAGCCAGAGATGTCGTTGATCCCAATAGTGCGAATCTCAGGCATCAAGCTAAATTTGCAAGCAGGTCAAGCTGATCCGCGCAGGCAGGCAATAGACAGCCGCCCCATTGGTCACCCATTGCTTTTGCCACGCCTTCAAAGGTACGACTTCTTTCTTTCCAACGGTTAGGGCCTGGAGGCATCAAGTGAACTCTTGCTTCTCTGCCCTCTACGCAATTAGTTGGTTTTAATCTTGGAAGATTGTTGAGCCATAAGCAGGTGGCTTTTACTTCGCCGTGGCCGTATTCCCAGGGC